GCGGGGGCAAGAGAGGAGAACAACAGTCGGGAGAAGACTGTCCTAGCTAAAGTATCATAGGACCCGCCAGAAGCGAACCCCAAAACACTCATCTTCGATGCGAAGGCGGCTATCTACCTTCCAACCTCGGTCACCTGCAACCTTCTTGACCTGCTTCTTTGCTTCCAGTACATCGACGCACGGCACGAAGAACGAAGTGCCTACGGTAAACTTGTCCCAATCCACAATGATCCGCACTCCATCGGGCGCTAAGTCTTCAGCCTCCAATATAGTGCGCTTCATCAGGCACCTCCAAAGTGTAGTCCAGCACCAGCGCGTCCTGCGGCGCTAAGTTCAGGTGGGTGCCCTTGTGTAGCCGGTACTTGCCCTTCTTCGCCCCGAAGTCCTTCTCTAAGTCTTTGACCAGCGATGCGTAGTTGTAATTGTTCCGTACGCAATAATCCTTGAGCTGCTTTGGTACTATGTACAACTTCTTCACGTCAGGTTCGTACCGTGCTGCCAGCCGCATTCTCGGTGATGCGTCGGGGACTATGAGCTGATCCACTCCGTTCTTGTTGACCTTCCGCAAATCCATGGTGCTTTTGATAATCAGCACGTTGGTGACGTTCTCGTTGATGAAGTTCTCTATCACCTGCGACAGAGACGATCCCATTTCCTCCGCACGGTTCTTGTTTTGTTTGATGATATTCACGATCCACGGGAACACTTTCTTGGCGTCGTAGTCCAGCAATTCTAAGCGTTTCGCGATAATCATGGTGGCTAAGGTGACTGCCGCCCCCGCAGACCAGTAGCGGTTTTTAGCTTCAAGCCCTGCCGCCGCGTCAATCTTGTGCTGTGTCTTAATCACCAAGTCTCGCACGGTCTCGATGTTGTTCATCACAAAGCGGATAAAGATAGGCCCTGCGTGACCGTAGTCATCCCCAATGCTCCGCGCTAACTCGTCGGTCTCGTGTTTAGGCACCTTCTTGTTAGGAGTGGCTTGAATCTCCAGAATCCGTTGCGCCTCTGCATCGGCGATGTCCTTGAGCATCATGATGCGCTCTACAAGGCTGTGCTGCCCCGTAATCAGCGCGGTCATATACCATGGCTTGCCCTGCACTCGCTCTCGGTTGCCCGAACGCTCTAGGCGGCGCTTTTGCTTACCCTGCGTGATCTCGTAAGCGAACGTGGACAGGACTTCTGGAGTTGCGTCCGTAAGTTCGTCAACAGCTAGAGGCAAGTTACGCAGCACGTCCATCCTGTTCCATTGGGAGTTTTTAGTGTCCTTAGCCATGGTCAGCAATTCGGTAGGGTCACCCCAAGCCGTCAGCCCTGCCATCACCATGGTGGATTTACCAAGCCCTGACTCTGGGCTGTAGATATGCGTAGCTGCGCAGTTGAGGGGCTTGAGAAACTGCATGAGGGGGGAGCCCAAAGCGTTGCAAATAATGTACTGCGCAAGCTCAAAGCCGTCCCGTGCAAAGAAACTCATGGTCTCTTTCCAGCCTTCTAAGGTCCCTGCCGGTTTGAAGTAGGGGAACATCTGCACAGTAGAGGGCGTAGCTGCGTTCATGCGAGCCCTGTCTTTAAAATACTCTTGGTCGCCTATCACAAATGACGTGAAATTCTTGTCGTCGGTCCACCCGAACTGTCGCCGGGATTCGTCTGCGGCTACGTTATCCTGCAAGTAATTAGCCCACTGGTAGACATAAAGCGCTAGCTGATCCATTTTCGGTATCGCCACCCCGAGACGGCCCATGGTCTTTTTGAACTCTTCCCGAGAGTGTATGCCGTGCAGCGGGACCACTGCTTCTTTCACCCCGTCCTTCGGGAAGTGCGCTTGAATTAGGTAGGACTCCCCTTCAGTAACATCGTTGATCCGCCGTGCGACATACAAGTCGTTGTGGTAAATCATGGTCTCATCGATCTCGCCCCCGTCCTTCAGCTCGCGCTTGTACACGCCACCGTTGGCGCCCCGGAAATAGGGCTTGGGGTAGACCGGAATAGTGAACTCCTGCACCGGAGCATTCGGCGTGGTATTGACTGGAGACACCACCGTCTGCTCGCCCTCAGCTTCCTTGACCCGTAGGCCTAGGGATATAGGACTTTTTATCCTGCCCCAGAACGGGCACTCAGGGCATACACCGGGGTTGTACTCGTCGAACTTGCTGCAGAGATAGGGGCCCTTGATCCCGTCGAACTTCTCGTTGGTTTCTTCCGCATCGTAGGCAGGGTGCCGCTTTGATATGTTGTGCGCAGCGGTGCGCCCCTCGACACAGAACTTCGTTATGGACAGGCCAGCCCGCCACAAGGGCTCGTCGATCTCTTCCTGCCGTACCACAATGTTCTTGAGCTGTTCGCAGCCGTTCCCACTCACCGTGCGCTGCATGATGTTCTTGAAGCTACTTTCCCGGTTGTTGAAGAGCCGCTGCATGCTGGTACTGGACTTGTCATAGAGCATGTCGAGCGCGGAGCCGGACGCTTTGCCTAGTGCTGGGCCGAATCCACTTACATGCTGCAAGAACGCCTCGACAGCAATGGGCTTGATCTCGCTCGTAGAGAAGAACGTCACCGGGGAAGGCGGCTTGTCTTTGTGGTTGTGCGTTCCTGGCAGTCGCAGTACCCGAGCTGCATCGGCGGTGACATTGGGGTCAGCCAGCAGGCTGTGCGCTGCGCAAGCCTTCTTCAGCCTCGTTGCGATCTCAACCCAGGCCTCGGTGTTGATGGCCTCTTCAAGTATCCAATAGACATGCACCCCACGTCCCGAGTTAACGAGGAGGGGCTTCGGTAGCTGCGTCGCCTTGCAGAACCTCTGCAGGTCTTTCAGCGCGGTTACTTGATCGGGGTAGTCCTTGCTCGGCCCGCAATCTAAGTCTAGGAAAAACGACTTGAGCTGGAGGGTGTTCGCCACCCGCCGACTGTTATCTGGCCCGAAGGTAGCCAGCGCAAAATACGCGTCGTACCCCCGCTGGTCGTACTTGTTCCCTACGGCTACTAGGTCTTCGACTGAGGTGTAGAACTCCTGCTTCCTATCCCCGTCCATGCTCCGAGACACGAACGTGCAGTAGCGGCCTTCTCCCCCCAATACCTGCTGCAAAAAAGTTGTTGTGTCCATATTCCACCCAGAAGTTAGAAACACCGCGACAGGGGCGCTGCAGTACCCTTTTCGGCATAAGCCTAGTCGCGGTGCGGGGGGACTCGGTTAGTCGTCCCAGCTATCGATAACGTCGCTCAGAGACTCCTCCGCATCTTCAGGAGGCGGGCTCTTCTTCGCCATCTTCTTGGGCTCTTCAACCTCAGCTTCCGGCTCGTCCTCAATCGCGTTTTTGCGAACGCGGGCCTTCGGCTGCTGGACTTCTACAGGCTTGGGGGCTTCAATCTTCTGCACCCCATCCGTTTGCGACACAGTGAGAGTGATAGCTTTCATCGTGTCGGGATGCTCAACCATCTTGAAGACGGTCTCCGCTTCCTCGTTGCTGATCCCACGAACCGGCTTGAAGAACAGCTTGGGGGTATCGCTATCCTCGTCGAAGTAAATCTCCGTGACGACGACGCTGAGCGGAGTGCCCCCCTCGCCTTGCTGGCTAAGGAACTGAGCATACGCCTTAAACGGCATGTTGCCACCACGGGTATCGCCGAAAACTGACGTAGCCGGTAGCTGGAGCTGGTAAATCTCATCCAACCGGTCAGGGAAAGCCACAGCAATCCGCTGCGAGAAGCGGCAAGCACGGCCACCATTAGGCCCAGAGCCCTTAACGTGTTGCGGGCAGTCGTTGCACCGTGCGGCTTGGCGCTGATCCTCAGGCACATCATCCGCCGGGGTGTTGGTATCGGCTGACCAGCAGGTGGGTGCAACCGCCTTATCAGGGTCATAGGAAGACGCGTAAAAGGTACGAGACACCGAAGCTGCGTTGATAATAACAACTTGGATGCTGTCACTCTTACTGACGGCTACCTGCTCACCGTTCTGAATCATGCGGAACTTGCCACCCCGCAGACTGATTCGGCGATTCGTTGCCTTGGGCTTGCTGCCGCCCGTGGCGCGCTTGTTGACCGCTTGCAGAGCCGCAAGCATGTCAGGGTTTAGCATGGACTGGATGTCCACAACTTCTTTGCTCATGACGTTCTCCTCTTAGGCGTCATCATCTAGGTCGAGGTCAAAGGTGGGGATGACAACTTCTTCTTCCTCCCCCTCAAGCTCAACCATGGTTTCTACTACGGCTGCTTCTGCGACAGTCTCTTCTGCCTCGGGTGCTGCGACTTCTTCCTCCTCAGGCTCCCCGATACGTAGGCCTCGCAGGTGCGCTTCTACGTCCGCTAAATGGAACCTGTAGGTTTGCCCTGCCCGGATGTAGGTCTCGCGGGGGATGGCGCCGGTACGCACCCAGGAACGCAAGGTGGTGATAGTCACCCCAACGTACCGGCTCAACTCCTCGATGTTAACGTACGGTTTGTTCATGCCTTCTTCCTTACTGAGAGTGTGTATTCCGAATCCACGTTTAAGCCCGGAGGCAGCAGATCGGGGTTCTCCTCAAGGAACTGCCCTACGTTTTTCTGGTTGAGGCGCTTGTCAAAGAACTCGGGGACTTGGTTGTCTAGCACGAACTTGTACATAGACTCCCAGTCGCTAGTCCAATAACGGCGCTTCACCTGACGGTAGAACGTGCCCTCGGTGGTCTTAACGCTCTCGACGTTGTGCTCCTTGCAGTAACTCAGCAGCTCCCGCTTAACCAAGTCCATCTGCTTCGTGAGCTTCTCATCTTGAGCT